AATATGTCCCCGGCAACAAGAGTATATCCAGCGATGGTTATTTCTTTTGCTACAGTTGCGGCGGCGGTTTCGCAGATTGATTTTATAAATTTGTTTTGTTTATTATTTAACGCTGATTGTGCTGCGGCCGATATTGGCTTACTAGCATCCGGGGTATTATCTACATTCCCCAGCCCAACTTGAGCCTTTGTAACTGCGTGCGGATTTTCTTTATCTATGAAATGTGCTGCTATTTGTTGAAAAATAGCGGCAATGTTATTGGCAAAAATCTTCAGTACCTGAAATAAAGGATAAATAGCTGAAACAACCTGAAAATTACTTGCCGATGGTGTTTCCATATCCACTCTAATACCTATTGAGAGATCACCTCCAGTGTCTACTGCTGAATATGTATTATTTACGTTTGCGCTAATGGTACGATTCAGCGCGTTTTGTTTGCCGTCCCATGCTAATCGTTCTGTTGGTGATATGTGTTTGTCAGTATCGGCAATATGCTCGGCAACTATCTCGTGTGCTTCATGGATACCTTCCTCAATTTTATTCATGTTGGCAGCACTGAAAGGGGTGCCGGGTTCAGTTATTTCAGTTGGAGCGTTATTGAGGATAACGGATTTGGATGTTTCTTGGGACTTTTCAAACCGCTTGAGAGTTGATCCCTGCCGGGCTTTCCATTCAGTTTTTTGATATGCCATGAGATAAGTATAAACGATGCGGCTGTAGTTGTTCTAAATGGGATAAATACCCATTTAGTTGATTAGTATACAGAAATGGGTTACAATAACAATAAGGAGATAGTATGAAAAAATGGGTGTTAATCTTGACTATTGCTTTTATTGTGTTTGCTTGTGATAATGGGGATATGGACAATGGAGCAAACCAACCTAATCCGTTTATAGGGACGTGGGAAAATGAGAGTAATGGTTATCGTATTGCTTTTACCCCTGTAATTGCAACAGGGTATTATCCCAATGGCGATATTTATTGGGTCGGTACTTATACTTATAATGCTACAGAAATAAAAATATTAATTGATACTACAATATCGGCACAAGAAATAATATGGGCCGCTTATGATGGTATTATTGTAGTAGAATATAGATTTGAAGATGATAAGCTCATATATAACGGAAATCCGTGTGTAAAAATAAATTAAACTCCTCTCATTTTAAGAAAGAAATTACCTGCTGTATCGCTTTGCGTATACACAGTGCCACTCTCGGTCGGTATCTGTGTGGGCAAGTTGAGTAGTTTAAGGGTCATTTTTCCAAACTCTGGAATAGTAAATGTCATGCTTTCACCAGTTACCATAAATGGATCATTATTTACCCGCATTTCTCCAAAAACATAAGCTGACATTGTTTTTGCGATGAGTATTCTGAGACTATTCCTGTATATATACACCTCTATAATAGTTGTTAATGCGCTTACTGTTTGTCCTTGGCCAGATGCTCCTCCCTGCCAATATGTCCGCATTTCTTCCCATCGTATTATTTCAATTCTCTGAAATGCTCCTTGCTTCATAACGGTCTGACCTGTAGATGTTTGATTCGTAGAATATGGACTTGTAAAGTGTCCGCTAGCGATATTCCAAATTCCAACTGATCTAAAAAAATTAAATATGTCAACTGCGGTAAAACCTGGGCTTGAATGTCCTGTAAAAGTTATCGGGGCTGGTACAGGGCTTCCTTGATGTACAGATATTGGCCCGGCATCCAGGCTTTCTGCCATCAAATTGCCTCTTATTGATGCTCTATCAGCTCTAAACAATCCATTCGAAAATAATTGGAACAACGGCATATCAGCAGAATCTTTTTGTTGGCTTTGAATAACGCCATTTGCTCGTAATGTTATAACCTGTGCCTCAAGTTCCTCAATAAACGCTTTCATTGCCGCAATGCGGGATGCAAATAGAGCCCCAAACCATTCAACATTATTTGCAAAGCCCGGCACATCAAGGCCATCCTTAAAGCATCGGGTATATAAATCGGTGTATCGAATGGGATCACGGTATTGCCATGTTACACCGTCCCACTGAAAAACGCTGCCCATAGACCGGCCGTCAAGGGCGGTGATCGCAAATACAAAATCTCCCTGAAACGCCCGCACCTGGCCCTGGACCGGCCCTTTTATAATGGTGGCCGTTGCGGTTGACGGTAAAGCCGTTATTGTTCCCAGATATCGGGGTGCGGAATTTCTAAAGTTTTTGGTGATAACAAATACTGCAGTATATACGTTGCCCTGATATTCTGCCTGGACCGTTATATTATTTATATCATCCAATGCGGTATTGATGCCGACGGTGATAAGGCCGTTTGTATTAATGGATACTCCCGTCGGCGCGTTGGCAAGGGAAAATAGACCATCTGATACAAGCGAATTCCATTGAAATAGTCTGGCTTGAGCGGTCAGGGGTAACAGGCCTGCAAGAATATTGCCGTCACCATCGGTTTCGAGTATTATGTTTTGCGGAGTAAGGCCAAGCCATATTGGGGTAATGTCATCAGTGCCGCGCTGGGCTTTTATGCGTACCGGCAATCCCCATTCGCCTTCGTCAATAGATTCGGCTATTTTGGTTGATTGCCAGATTGACCGGAAGTTTTGCAGTTGATACCAGCCGCCTTCCTGCCCATTACCTGCCGGCCGTTCCGGTTCTGCCTCGCTATCATGATAGACGATAAAGCGCATCAATCGATTGGAATTGACAACGCCCGGATCTACGGCGCCGGAGACCGGCGTTATTTTGTTTATAAATGCGGGCAAGATAAAGGCAGGATCATCAACCCCAAAAATTTCAGGACTGTATTCTACGCAAGTGAGATTCGCCGATACATTAGTTCCGGGTTGTATATCGGTAATAACAAGATCGATGACCTCGTACCCCCGTACGCCAAACGCATATATATCGCCGGCCTTTGGGATGCCGGATTCCTGAATCGGCTCAGTAAAAAAAATAACATTTTGCGGTTCGTAATAAACATTTCCTTCATCGACCGCATACATATCTCCGACAAATGGTTCGTAGAGTTCCGTGCCATCGCCAGGGTAATAGGTGATAGATTTTTCCCGGGGTAATCCAGGGCTGAATATCACTTCTTTCAGCATTATAATCCCGTTTGACAACCGTATTCGTACCGCATACTGCGTGCCTGCGGTCATAACCACCGGTTCATCGGTATCAATGCCGATGCACACACCATCTGCCCAGATAACGCCTTTAATCCTACCCTGCACCGATCCGGTAAGAGCGATATCTCCGGCATATTGTATCCAATCGCCTTTATTGCACATCAGGTATTCAATGTCCACATCAATGGTATGCACAAACGGCCGATTGTTAAGACATGCGTAATTATACATACCGATACGGCGCACCTGGATATTATCGGTAATACCCCAGAGATTGGTTTTTTGTGTTGATTCGGCTTCTATAATACGGTTACCGTCCGGCGTGTTATACACCGACAGCTCATTTTGAGCATAACCTGCATTCTCGTCAATAAACCGCAATGCGATTGCATCCGGGATATCGGCCTTTAACATGGTAATGCTGTAACTAATGGTATTTTTGGGCGTAAATAACTGTACTGGTGCCGGCCGCTCGATGTCCTGCACTACGCTGATTTTTGAATCAATCCTGATAATATCGGCGCGGGCGGTATTACCGATCATCCGTATAAGCTCTGCAATGGTAACCGATTCGGACAGGTACGCGTTGCACGTATAATGATGCTCTGCGCACCAAGTATAAAATGCTTCTATTGACGGCCAATCAATATCATTGGGATCAACCTGCTGCTGCGCGGCCCTGCCCCGCAGCGCGTGCATGAGCATTGCGGCGGGATTGCGGGTTTCGGCGGTGTCCTGCCAAGATAAAGCGCCTGAACCAGAGCCGGCATAGACCGGCAGTTTCGATGTCGCAATATAGTTAAAGCTATCAACCACACCGTTCATTTTTCCAGTGGCCATAACCCGCAGGGCTATTATGGTAAGGTCTTTTTGCCGTTCGGCGCGGATCGGGCGCTCTGATTTTATCGAACGGATTGACCCCACATGTACCATATCAATTACTTTACTGTTTGTTGAATCTGGTGTTATGCGCTCTATTTTAACCGTATACGTGCCCCGCGGTAATCCCGATTTGGTTATCTGAAACCGCTTTGTTTTTAATTCTGACCCGGATATGGTGTTACTGCTGTGAAAAAAACCAAGCGGCTGATAGTGTTCTTCATCGGCTCTTTTGTAAAAAGCCTGCACCTCGACCGACGCGGACAAGAGATTGCCTTCATCATCATACTGTCCGATACCATTGTGGAAAAATATATCCACATTTATAGTATCGGTATTATCCGGCGTAGTACGGATTATTTCGCCGGATATTTTAGTACCGTCTCCGCCGTCAATTTGGTTTTGCAACGGCGCGTTGATGGAGTCTTCATGGACGCAATAAGGGTACAGACTTGACTCTTCCCCATTTTGCAATATTTCCATGCGCACCACAGGATCATTCCCTGATAGAATGTGCTGGATATTTCTTGTCTGGGATAATTTCGTGATGGGGGTTTCGCCTAATTTTATACTATGCAGATCAATAACGCAATTTTTATAACCGCCGCAAAAAAGCTGGGTGAAGTATTGCTGGTTGCCGATTATTTCCGTGTGCTGGTTTGCCGCCAGATCGGGGTATATCCGGTGCCGGCCAAACAGTACTGGGATTCTGCCGTGCGGGCGCGCCTGATTTTTTCCGCCGCGGATTGACGGATCGTTCTCCGGCTTTTCAGTATCTTTTAACGTTGGGGTATTTACATTCATAAGAACGGTGCCGCCCAGTGTCAGTGAGAGACCAGCCCCTATGAGCGCTGCCCCTGCAACGCCGCCAAAACCAGTCCAGCCAAACGCCGCTATCGCAGCGATACCAAGACCCACCATCACCCATCCACCGATCTTCATTCCCACGCCGGCGTCCTGATTGCTGCCGTACGGCACAAATTTGATCCACAGTGTATCGCCATCTTTTGCCAACAGCGAAAAATCGGTAACGATTTCACCGTTGCGGCACACCCGCGCGTGCGAAACCGGAAAGCCCGAATGTAACTCTTGTATAATGTCCGCGATTGTTTTGGGGCTGACGGTAATATTTATTTTTGCTGATTTTAACGGGTGCAGTTCTGCTATTATGTTAACGGACACGGTAATACCCCTCTATACGGCCCTGTAAACCAGGGTGCGTTTCCCGCTGGCAGACCGTTCCTGTTTTTCTGTTTGCGTGGAGGATATATCTGTTGCCGGCAACAATACCGATATGGCATGGACGTCCATTTTCGGTTATAACCGCAACCGCTTTTTCTTCCGGTGCTGGTATTTGCGCTGCGGTCAGTACCGGCAGCTTTTCCGCAAACAAACGCGCGGTTTGTTCGCAATTAAGCGCATCAGTGTAATTATCAGACAATTCCGGCAGCTCAATGCCGTATTCGTTCTGTAAAACCAAACGCACCAGTCCATAGCAGTCGCATCCCTGCATTGTCCTGCCGTTCGATACAAAGGGAATGCCGATATATTTTCTAACCCATTGGTATATCATCAAAAAAACATCCCCTCAAAATCTTCCGGTGTGTAGGTATCTTTGGGAAATTTACGATCTATCAGATAAAAATCGTATACTTCACCCTCAATAGTTTCTTTGTTTGCCCGCACGTTCCGTAATCGATACTTAAGCGGCCCCCGCTCGTACACGTCCGGAGTATCAGCCATAATGATACAGACGGTAATGATGATATCCTGTCCCACGGCCTTTTTAATTTCCTGAAAAATAGCAAGATCGGTATTGTCGATGGCAAGGCGGCACGGCCTGGGCGCGTTGTCTGTTTGCTCCGGCAGAATAATCGTAAATCCTGCAGCCGTGAATACTTCGCCGCGTGAAACTATATGCTGGTTATTGTCAACAAATCGCAGTAACACGCCGCCGGATGTCTCAATGGTCAATAAATGCAAAAAAACTTTTTCTGTTTCCGGGGCAAGTACGGCAGCGGTCGCCTGTTGAGATATCTGACTCATAACCGCTCCAATGGTAATGTTACCTCAAATAATCCGCCGATTTCAGTAGCGATATAATCATCGGTGAATCGGAACTCGGCGATTTCTTGCGTAACAGGATCTATAAAGTTAAACCGTAGTACGCCATCGGCAAGGACTGTGTTATAAAATTCTTTGAACACAATCAATTCGGCATTATCAAACCGCTGTTTTCCCGTATAATGAACAGTCCGCGCAGTATACCGCCGGCGCGCTTTTTTAGGGCCTGCATCCATCGCAGTGCGGATAACATTGCTTTGCGGTTGTATGCTCAATCCGTCTGCAAGAAAATCTGACGGCAAGTCAGGCCAATATATATCTGCCACCTAAACCCCCTTTGCCCTTAGTCCGTACCGCCCGCCCATGATATGGTCCGCTTTTCCGGATGCGATATGTTGGTTAACCACATTGCCAATAATAATATCTACTTGCCTGCCGCCATCCGCGCCTTCGGTTTCTTCCTGCCGTACCTCGGCGCCGGAATTATTGATAATATTTATGATGACACTTGAGCCGCTTCCTGCGGTTTGCACACCCAGATCGCCATTGGGCATACGCGTGAGCGGCATAATTGCTTCCGGCCCTGCCTCGCCCATGAGACCGCGTTCAAAGCCGCCGCCATATCGGAAATAGGTGGGCTGGCTCACAATCTGGTTGGTAAATGCACCGCCGGCGGCAAATGCTCGCGCCGCCTGACCGTATTCATCGTATACATTGCCGTGGGCGTTTGCGGTTGCCGCATTCGACTTTCCGTCTACATAGCCGGAAATGATTGCGCTTGATCCGGCGGCGGCAATAAAACCAAGACCCAGCGGCCACTGGCCGTTAGCGATTAACTGGAGGCCTGCTTGCAAGAATAATATGGGTAACTGCCGGAGAATCTGCTGTGACATTGCGGCGAGGGCGCGGCCCATAGCTTCAGCGGCATCTTCTCCTTCTCCCAGGGCACGTCCGAATTCTTCAAAACCGGAAAGCGTTGCGGAGGCGGAAAGAGCCACAAGCTGCGCATTCAGATCGCCGATGGTGATGGCTGCTTGCGCGCTAAACCCTTGTATATTCATGAGCGTTATGGTGAGGCTGTTGGAAAGTTCCTGCTGCCAGTCCTTGACGGCCTCCCGCGCTTCATCGAGTGCAGTTTTCTTTATTTCAATATTGAATTTTAGTGTTGTATCATCGCGTAAATCGTCAAACCGTTTGCGAATAGCTGCTATTTCTTCTTCGGAATGTGCAGCGGCAATGATGCGCTGCGCCTCAAGTTTGTCAATGGCTTTAATGGCATTGTCGTATTCATATCGCAAGCCGGCAACCTTCGAGGAACTCAATTCCCGCCGCATCCGTTTCTCTTCATCGCCCAGTTGCTTAATGACATCGCTCCGCTGAGATGCGTAATAGGCGTTTATCTGGTCGATGACGGTTTTGTCACCTTCACGGACATAATGATCCCAGGCGTCTTTTAACTTTTTACGATGCTCCAGTTCTATGGCATACAAAGGATCGTGGGCTTGTTCTGCCTGAGATGCATTCCATATCTCAGTCCAATCTTCTTTCCACTTGGCAGCCTTTTTTGCAATGCTGCCTCCCAGTTCGTCAATTTCATCCTGAAAATTTTGAATGATGGATTCTATTTTGTTTTTATCTTCCGGCGATATATCGACATTAAATAAATAGGTTTGGGCAATGTTTATTTTGCTTTCAAGTTCGGCTATTTGTTCGTTATTCGTAGTATCGTAAAATTCTTTGATAAATTCATCGCGGAGTGTTCTGAAACGTTCAATAGCTGTTCTAAGGTTTAGCATTTCGTCACTTCTAACGACCCCTCTTTGTTTTTGCTCATCAACTGCAGCTTGCAGTTTCTTTATTTCGTTTAATGTTGCTTGAATATCAAAATTTTGAGATGCCCTATAATAAGCTTGCACTGCGGTATGACCTTCTTTTGTCGCATCATTTTGTTTTTTTTGTACCAATGCGAGATTTTCGGTTGCCCGCGCGGCTTTTTGCGCATCCGTAGCCATAACGGTATAGGCCGCCGCAATGCCGGCTACGGCAACCGTTGACGCTAGCACGACCGGATTGAGGGCACCAACGGCAAAATTTAACTTCATCTGGGCGGCAAATGCGATGGTAGCCTTGACTGCCTTTGCCGCCAGCAATCCGGCAACCGTTACCAGCGCCCCAGCGAATACGCCTTTTAGTATCGGACTTTCATTAATGGCATTGGTAATATTGGTCAATATTTCCACGGTTGCGATAGCCGCAGGCATGAGCATCTCGCCAAAAGACGCGGCTAAAGAGTTTGTTGCTTCTGTTAAACCTTCCTTCATTGCAGCCAGGCTTTTTGATGCCAACTCCATGCCGCCAAAATATTGCCCTCCAGCAGCAGTCAGATCATCCAGTGCTTTTGAAAAATCGGCAAAGCTGATTTGCCCTTTGCTGGACATTTCGACAATTTCTGCAGTAGTCGTATTAAAATTTTTGGCTAGTGCGTCAAGAATGGGTACGCCCTGGTTAAGATAGGTATTGAGTACCTGCATATCGGCTTTGCCCTTGGCCGCTGCTGTCGAAAATGCGTTGACATAACTGGTCATTTTTTGGGAATTGCCTTGGGACAGATCGCCGAATTTGGTTAGTTGGCTTTGTAAATCCTGCAGTGGCACTTTTGCGGCGATTAATACATTGGTTGCCTGGGTGAGGGTGTCAAGATCAAACGGCGTCACATCATTGAACGCTTTAATCTCATTGAACAATCCGGCGCCGGCTTGCATATCGCCTAGCAACACGCCAAATTGATTTCTGGCTGTTTGGAAATTGTCGGCAGTTTGGAGCGCAAAGGCACCCATATCTTTAATGAGCAACAGTGCCTTGGTCGCGGCGGCAACTTCTGCCAGACTGCCCAGCGCTTTTTTGATATCGCCGATACTGGAAACCGTACCCTTCCCGGCAGCCTCTGCATCCTTGAATGATTGGTTAAGCGCTGCGCCGTCATTTTGTGCGTATTTACCGGCTTCCTCGGCAAGGGCTTTCATATCACCCTTGAGCGCAGATACTATCCGGGCTGCTTCATCGGCGGCGATGCGGATTTGCAGTTCAAGGGTTTTATTTGACATACTTCCTGCTATCCTTTTCCTCTTGCCATTTTAGATTGCGCTCTTCTTCATCAACTTTCCACCGCTCGATTTTTAACACCGACAGTGCCTGGATTATCCATTCTGGTTGCTCGGCCCAGCCGCCGGAAAACGGCAGACAGCCAAGGTTTTCGCACGTGCATAACATATCCCATGCAGCAAGAAATTCTGCATTGAGGTATGATGCCGCATCCCGTGACGTAATGAATACATCCTGCCCGCGTTCGTCTTTTACCCGCGTATTCCAGAGCGGGTTACGCCCCGGAGCTACGTTTTCTGTATGCTTACCGGCGCGGTATACCCGGTAAGCAATTCTCAGTTTTTTTCGTCAATGCTGGGTTCATCAAGAATGCGGTCAAATTCTTTGACGATCTCTTTCAAGAGCGGCTCAAAATTAATGGGCGCGTCAATGAGATGCTGGGCGCTTATAATTTTGTGTTCCGCATCGCCTTCGCAGTATGCACAATTGGATATAGAGATGAGCATTTCTTTCAGCGTTGCCAGTTCATCCTTGTCAATGGTTATTTCCATTTTTTCGATACGGCCGTCCGCACCCGATATGCCTTTTGCCTGCGGCTTACTGCGGCAACGGTTTTTTATGGCAAGCGTTGGATACCGGTATCGTACCGTTATCTGATCGGTTGCCGGTAATTCCCTGTTTTTATTGAAGGAGGGTATGAATACCCCTTCTTTTGATATGTGCAGTTTCATGGTTCCTCCTTATGCCGTTTGCACTTCGAGTGAATAAAACACCGGATCAATGCCGGTGAGCCTACCGGACGCGTCATACGACTGGGCGCTGCCGGATTGTCCGCCGAGCGATACATTGTACAGATATATCTGGCAGAACACAAAAGCGTCTGTTTCTTCCGGCAATGCGGCTTTATTGACATAGCCGATCATATATAACGCGCGGTTTGCTTCATCAGTAACTTCTACCGTGCCGTCCCTACAACGCTTGAACAGTTTCATGTTCCGGTTGATCACGCTGCCCTTCTCGTCGGACTCGCCAATGGTAAAAATGGAAGAAAGGGTGAGCTGGGCGTCTTTTTTCCCCAAGCGGTATTTACGGAACCTGTCCTTGAGTTTGGTTACGTCAATTTCACCCTGTGTTATGCCCAACCTCCAACTGGAACAATCGGCTACATGGGCAAGCTTCAGAAAGTAGAATGTATCTCCTGCGGCAGGTACTTCCGTACCGATGGCGGGAAACAATTCACCGGGCACAAGCCCATCCGCAAAAATGGAACCAGTTTGGGCTCTGGTTTTTATGACGCACATCTTTTGGTCAAGTATATTTTTGCCCGGTTCTTCATTCACTAATTCGTCGATCGTTTTTACGCCGTCTCCTGCGTATTCAACGTCGCTTTGGTCGCCGGTGAATATCATGCTGTCATCGCCAATGAGGGTTTTGAGTTCTTTCATGCGTTATGCTCCTTGTCTTGCCGGGGTTGCCGGCTGATTGTTTTTTATTTCCCCGGTTTTTATTTCCGAGGAACCGTCTTTTTCCGCCTTTGCCGGCTGGCAAGGCGCACGGCTGGTTTTGCCGTTTTTTGTTTTGTACCTTGTTATATGCGTACTCATTAATATCCTCCTTGCGGTATGGTTATGGTAATAATGCGATCGTCTTGTACGTCCTGTACTGATGTCGAATCAGGGCTGTCGATAAAGCTATCCTCTTGGCTGACCGTTTGGATAATGCGGCTGTTTGGTATGCCCATCGGCAATAGCGATGTACCATCCATGATTTCAAGGCGCAGGCCCGGTGATATCAGATAGCGGTCAACGGCCTCTATCGCTTCGAGCGCTTGCTTCAGCCCAGTCATGCTTTCCGCCGTTCCGGCTACCGATATGCGCACCCGGAGCGTTCTGCTGAATTTTGCCGCAGGCGGATCCGCCTGGACGTACGTTTTCAACAGGCTGACCTTAATCACAACGCCTTTTTCGTTTACCGATGACGGCGTTATGACAACTTTGGTGTGAAAATTTTCTCCGCCGATATTACGCTCAAGCTGTTGTGCAAATGCGTTCAACGCATCATAACTGTTCAAGCCCACTGCCCACCTCCTGCATTAACATATCCATATCCTTATCAGTAAGGTAGAAAAACGGCCGTGCCGGAATCTCCACCAACTTTTTTAGGTAGTACAATACATGATCGCGGTACACCAGTTTTCCTTCCTCGTTTCGTACTTTCTTTTTGTCCCGGTAGCACACCGTTCTGCCTTTGCGGAATACCGCATAGCCTGCCGCTTTCAGCCCCCGCAGTACATCCGTTGGACTATAGCCGTACCGCCGCTGCAATTGCCGCGTGCCGGCAGCCGGTATCCACAGCCATTCTTTCTTGGCCCGAATAACCCCGCCGTTGTTTTGTATTGCCGCATACGGCTTATTGGTGCCGACGCTGACTGTACGATCATCAATCACTGTGGACGTTATCGAATCGCGTAACGCGGCGGTGTCCTGCAATGGTCTGCCGGCGCCGCGGTATGCGGCAGTTGCCGGGGACAACGGCGCAAAGCCTTGCCCCTTATGGATACGGCCCCGGATTATTTCCGCCGCCATGCCGCCGATTGCCACCAATTTTGACTTATCGTGCAGAGCCCGCGCCAGATTGTCCAACGCCTCTAATGCCATGGCTTATCTCTTTTTGGCGGAACTGCGACCGCCGCCGCCGTGCCTTTTTCCGGCGGCGTTGACGCTTCCGGGAAATCTCCCCAGGCGGCACGGATAATATCCCGCGCTTTAATGCGGTACTCTTTGCCGGCCTCCTCATGCCCCAGCGCGATGTGTAGCTCATATATGGTGTGTATGAGCACCACTTCGCGCACCACGGTGTCATCAAGGTTATACGGTACGCTAAGCCGGCGCAGTACCGCGCCTACATAAATACCCGCCCGGGCTATAGCCTCCCGGACGGTTTCATCTGAACCATCGGCAAGCTGGGTATAGAGGTTTTTCGACAGCCGGTCCGATACCTCTTCCGGCGTGACCGGTTCCCCTAACGGGGCAAAGGCTGCCGTTGTATCCGGCTTTTCAACAGGGATATCCCCTACACCCAACTCGTCCATAGTTATGTCAGCACCTGCGCGGTTCTGATTGCGTCCACGTTTGGAATCGGCATCGGCCTTGACTGACCGATAAGCTTGAGCGCTTCGGGATCGTCCTTCTTGACCATATTGATAAAGAATGGAAGTGCCGCAAAATTAGAGTCCAACGAATCAAGCGCACAATAAGCAAGGCTGAACGCATCATCTTTGGCTATTACGATGACCGTTTTTGCCGGAATAGCCTTCACGTTTGTTTTGATCTTGTGGCTATAATACTTCGCTGAACAGATTATGAACTTGGCGTTTCCAATCTGGACATGATCCGGAAATACCTTGATGAGGTCGCTGTTATTGAGCTTCCCTGCTTTTGCAACAAGGGCCGAATACACATCGAAGCCGCACAGGTACACCAGATCGGTGCCCTCCGAAGTTTCCTGCATGCTGTCTATGATTTGCCCAATTGTAGCGGTGATGTCTCCAACGGTTGTACCGTCTGCATCCCATTTCTTTGCAATCGGGATCGCTTTGGGCGTGCCAAAATCTACCACGTAGGTATCCAGCGTGTTATCCGCATTGCGGATATCGTACGCAATTTTTCCGGTGATAGATTGAATTGCCATCGCTTCGGTTGTTTTTCTGACGATTTTGCGCAGCTTGTCGATTTTGCGATCGACTAACTGCTGTTGCTGCGCTACCCCCAGCGACCGCATCTCGTTTATTTCGTGCGCGTTCAAAATAAGCGATGGGGTGATATTTGCCGGATCGATCAACTTAAGCGCGGTCTTATCCAAAGGTATAGGGTAAGACGACGATCCCCTTGTTATCAGGGGAATGTTTTTTTCCGGCAAGCCAAGGTCCGCATGGGCCAATTTATCCTTGGGATGATTCCAGCGAACCGATTCCGGATAAATTAAATCCATGATGAACGTGCGCATCGGCGGCAGCCGGTTCAGCGTATTCACCAGCGCACTAAGAACGAAAAATTTCTTTAAAAAATCCCACATAATATGACGTGCCTCCTGTTACACGTAAATGCCGACTGGGTTGCGAAGGACGGCGATTTGTCCTGCGGTGGCATCAACAGGGCCGTCTATACCGATATACTTGAGCATTTCGGCGGGGACTGATCCGTGGATCAATACATTGCCGGAAGTCTCGTTTTCCGCGACTCGGCTCTGCAGCACGCCGATAATGTTCGAGGTAGCCGAGCTGGTCAATGCGGTTGCCTGTCCGGGGACAGGTGTCGCGTTATCCATTACCGCAACCATGATGGTGCCTTCCGGCCAGGCCGGATGTTCGGCCGGGAGTGCAAAGGATGTGATAAAAGACGGGTGCCTGCCGTCAGCGGCAGTGCGCGGATTGATTTCCGCCTGCGTCGTTACCCCGCTGACGATAGAGGCAAATAAAAGGTTTAAAAATCCCTTCATGTACAGCCCTCCTTAAATGTTGGCAAAATTAATCCGCGTAGCATCTGCGGACGCAGCGTCATCGCCGTCACTCAAATTCATTACCCCCGTCTGTACCGGCTTCGGAAAGGCGGAGATAAGCTCGATGAGGCAGTCAACGGCGGAAACGGTGCGCTTCCCTTCCGGTGCCTCGGCGTCTGATAACTCAATGGTTTTGCCGTTATCCAGCGTGTCGCACAGGCGCAGCGCCTTTTCGCGGACTGGATTGGGAACCTTTGCGTTTTCCATAGCGGCTTTAAGCCGCTCCTGGTCCGCTTTCTTTTTGCTGTTTTCAGCATCAGAAAGAGCCAGGGCATTTTGTTCGGCTTCTTTTTTAAGCCGATCGTTCTCTTCGCGAAGTTTCTTCGCTTCATCTTCTGTCACGGTTTTCTCCTTGATTTGATTTGTCGAATTTCCCACAGGGGGAGATTCCGGAATATCTTCGTTTAAAATGTTTTCAGGTGGTGTGTCAGAGAGGTACATTTGTTTTTCCGATGGCGAGGGAAGACGCCGGCAATCGGCGGTATCGGATGCGGCTAGGCCCAGCTCGTTTTTTATTTCCTTTACCAAGTCTTTTATGGCAGGTGGCTCTTCGCCCAGATATGCCAGGTGGTGCAGGTACATTTTGCCGTCGCTGGCACGCTGGCGCGCCCCGATAGAGACATCGGGGTAATAGCCTGAATCCACCGCATCGGCAAGGGCGTCTTCTTCTTCTATTTCCCCGGTAAGGCTTTGGGTGGATTCGTCATAGCTGACGCTGACCACATTCCCCAGCCGGGGGGAAGAAGCATCGGGCCAATGGCCGGAAAGGGATATGGGGGCTTTTTTGATGTCCGCGAATGTTTCGGCAATTTCTTTAAGATCTTTTTCGGTAACAATCTGCGGATTGTCCTTTGATCCAAATATGCCGACCTTCGCTATTTCTCTCGTGCGTATCTTCATGCGGTAATGATGCACGATAAAACAGGACTTTACTCTAAATGGGATAAAGGGGAAAAAAGGGTGATGAGGATTTGGCTAAAATAGCGAGATTGAGGTCTGAATCGTAAGTTTATACCTTTTTTTTATTTGAACGTTTTTTGAACGGCTCCTCGCACGTTCTGGCGGGTTTTTTAAGGGGGGCTGGGACGGCATTTTTTGGGCAGTACCGTCATCAATTCCCCAAGCGTCTCATATTCGTCAGAATCGCAGGTAATGACCTTCCCGCTGCCGTCCATATAGCGCAGTTCCCAGCCCTTTCCTTCGACCTCGCACATCCGTTTGAGTGTTACCTGTTCCTGATACCGCACAACCTGTATAGCCCCGTCCCGGGGTACGTCCGTGTAACGGACAAGTATCATGTCACCGTCCAGGATGCCCGCCTTTGTCATGGAACTGCCCTGGATTTTCGCCACATAGTACCGCTCGCCCTTTTTAAGCAGCCGCGCCGGCACCCGTACCGTTTCGCTGCGATCATCATTTAACCAGATTGGCGGCCCGGCAGCTATGCTGTGTACGTAGAGAGTGTCTTCGTACTCCCCATCTTCCTCTTCCTCGCCGTAGAAGGGGGAGGACTCGGCAGTATAGAGGGTGGTATCGCTGGCAATATCAGTTTCGGGGAGGAGTTTTTCCTGCTTCAACAGGGCTTCAAGGGCGGAAAGGCGTTCTTCTATTACTGTAAATTTGGGGTGAGCGGCTACCGCTTCTTCAAATCCTTGCTCAAAACGGCTTTTTGAGGGAAAATCATCCCTCGTATATTTATTGCCTTGTCCTGTTAGTAGCCAGTTTGAATTTACCCTATATTTGACAATGAGAGTCGAGATGATCTTTTTAGAAGGTTCTTTGTCTCCACGCTCTATATCACTGATAATGCTTGGGTTTGCACCTATAGACCTTGCAAGCTCCGATTGGTTTAACCTGAGCTCTTCCCTTATTATCTTGAACCTATCACCAATTGTCATAATCATATACCTTTTTTCGGCACTTTTTAGATAATATTTCAAATATTATCTAAAAAGTAGTTGACATTATCACGATAAGTGATATAGTAATATCAAATGGCGATAATTTATCACCAAAAAACGATCGGTGATCGGAAAATGGTGATAAATTATCACCATTTTAGTATTGCACGAAACCGGCAAAATGTCGAGGTTTCGGCGGTACAAAAGATGCTATTTGACAGCGGGGAGTCTGGGCAACGGCGCGGTGGCGCGCCGCCCCCGGCGTTAGACCCTGAGCGTTAGGAATCGTAAGCCTGCGCCCAAAATCCATATTACGAGCTTGAGCCGGGGTGGGTACGCACATGTGCCTTCCCCAAAACGGAACTGTACAGGCCGGGCGGTGGTTTCATTCCAACCTTTTCCACCGCCCTGCGGGTTCGACTCCCGCCAGTTCCATTCCCAAGGGGGAAAGGAGGATTTTTATGAAAAAGAATTTTAATTTACTCCGTTATAGATTTTCCTTATTAATTTGGAAACTTGCACAATGCAGGTGTGGACGAATTAATAGAATATGGTGCAAGTACAGGCGTAAATGCCATATTCATTTTGATTATAAAAAAGGCAGGTATCGTGTTTATCTTCTTAAAAAACCATTCCCGCCTGTTTTACTATTTACGAAATGAAAGCCGATACCAAAAATCATTAAAGAATTGAGTACAGGATACGTCTGATATATCACATTGATCTATACGAGAGGTTGTTTCCTTTAGTAAAGATTGAATATGATTTCTATCTTTTTCCGAAATCCCAAAACCTGTTCCATAACATTGTATATGTTCTGTTAATATTACAGTCTTGGTAGAGCCAATGCCAATGTATTTAAAAAGCACTTCCAAGTTCATCGGATGATATGCAAATCCCAAAAAGATTACTCTATTTGCATTATTCATAATATCTCTAATGGCGCACCGTTCTCTTTTTGTTTTTTCTGAATCTTCTGCAAATGTTCTGATATTATTATTAGCAAGGTATAAAAGTTGATTTATTGAAAGTGTTGTATCTATCGGCATTTCATTTATTCCTCCAATCGTTCCATAGGGATGAATGATATTCATTTTCTCAACGATGTTCTCAGCGATTTTTTTGCCTATTTTATAATAAATACATAGTGCATGAATCATGTAATATTCAAAACATCTGTCGTAATTATAAATGATAAAAGAAATATCTTTTATTCGCTCTATAAATTCATTGATATCACAACCCTCGGTTATTTTTTGAAAAAACAAAGGATACCATGTGCTTAAAATTTTTTCATTATCATTTGACAGATAACTATATAAATAGCTTTTCTTTTCTGCCAGTAAAATTGATTCCATAATGGCCAGTTTTCCGCAAAGGATAATACCCGGTTCATTTCGGTGTGCGTCTATAAAATTGTCAATTGAAATAGCATGGGGCATGGCTTCTTTTATAGTATCAGCTATGTTTAATATTTGTTCATTGTTCTTCAATGCATGTTGCATAGCGCTGTAAATGTTTAGGTTTCCACTAACCATGCCTCTACGCAATGAAGAAAAATCGAGCATACCGGCAATTTCTTTTTTTAGTTGATTTCCGCTGGGCATACCAATTTCCACATTGGCACCAGCTCCTATAACAAATACAGTTTTCATAAAAATTTCTCCTTGGAGGTAAATATGAGTAAAGGGTATACCCCACAGCTTTGTATTATGTGGGCACAAGCAGATTTAGGTGATCTCATGGTCGCCTTTCATACACAAATGGAAAAAAACTCTAGTGACAATGAACGCCTTCTGGACATATCCAGAAAGATCAAAGAAAAAGCGGCAGATGTTGAAGCAGAATGTATGCGCCGTATTGAACATGGTAAATAGCCCTCCTTTTGTGGCTTTGGTTTTGTGTGGTAGCTCAATCATACCACAGGGGGAGGGCTTTTATAATCAGGCTTTTGCCCGGAAAGGAGGTTTATATGCGGCTCCATGATCCGTGCGGTAGCTAAGGAAAATGAGCCTATACCAAGCAACTAAAATGTAGTCGGTACAAGCCGGACAAACAAAAACCGCCTCGTATGAGGCGGCAGCACCAACTGGGATACGCGGTAGTGCCGTGGAAAGCCCCGCGTAAATCCCAAAGGAGATTTTAGTATGACACAGATTGCTACAATTCGCAAGCAGGAGGCGCACTATGCAAGGTTTTAAGTTATGGTTCTTACGGCGGTTTTCAGAATACCGCGATTTAAAAAAGGACAAAGCATGGTATCAACGTAAGGTTAATTCAGATCATAACTTGATCGAATCACTTAACCGCTACATCAAAGTGCTGGAAGGCAAGGCTAAAGTGCAGGAAGAGCTGATACAGGAACTACGGGGGCGGCTGGATACGCTGCTTACTGTCAACAATACAACCAATAGGGAGGATATAAGAGATGAAACACGGAAGGCCTTACCCGCCGGACAGGGAACGGCGGGTGCGCGTAAAAACAGAACTCGCAAAAAGGGACATGAGCATAAGTGAGCTTTCCAGAAAATTACAAATGCACCAAGGAATGCTCTCCGATATCATCAACGGAATCCGGCGTTCTAAAAAAACTGAGGCAAAAATAGCGGCCTTTTTCGGCAAAGAGCCGATGGAACTGTTTCCTTCCCGCACCAGAGAGGAGCTTGATGCCATGTCCAAAACGGAGGCAGCATGAACGGCATGGTTAAAACAGCCCTGATCGCGACAGCTCTGGGCAAACCCAAAAAAACAGTGCTGGAACGGGCGGAACGGGAAGGCTGGCCGTGTGTACGCAAATCCGGCGGCATGATGTGGATGGAATCCAGGCTACCGGAGAATGTGCGGCTTGCCTTGGCGGAGTTGGCCTTGAGTGGCAAACCCGCCCACGCCTCTGTAGCCATGCGGATGGGCAGCGGATCGTTAATGCCGGCCACCGATAAAGAACGCCATGTTGCATTTTTGCGGGCAAACCTTGTTTCTGAATGGGAACGCACCAAGCTCCGCAAAGATGATTTTATCAAGGCGTACAATGCCGGAGTGGTAAACCTCCATTTGCGGCAATTGCTTGGCGAAGTATCATTGCGCACCTTTTACCGCTGGGTAGGGGACTTGGGAAAAACAGGCATTGACGGTCTAACGCCGCGCTACAGCGCCTCGTCAGGCGGCGCGGGTGAAAGCCTTCGGGAATCGGAAAAAGCGCTCCTGCAACGGTTCTGGCTCCGGGACAGCAGGCCGACTATTCAGCACGCTCTTAGACTCCTTAAGGAGAATGATCCGACATCAACCTGTACGTATAACACGGCCCGGCGCTACTTGCAAAGCCTTCCCCCAGCCCTGGCAGATTACCACCGGCTGGGAAGGACGGCATTTGCCAACAAGCACCAGCCGTTCATGGATCAGAACATCTGGCAGTATAAAAGCCTGGATGTGGTCGTGTCCGATCACCACTGCCTCGACTGTGTGGTCATGTATCAGGGGAAGCTCATACGTCCCTGGGTTACAACCATGCAAGACTACCGGAGCGGGAAAATACTTGGATGGTGTCCATCGGTGTCGCCGTCGAGCCTCTCAATCATTGCCGCTTACTACATGATGGTTATTCAGTACGGCATCCCCCGGAAACTGTTATTCGATAACGGGAAAGATTACCGTTCGGAGCTGCTTAACGGCAAAACAGCAACTGCCAAAATCTGTACGCCTGAAAAACTGGATGCAGAGCAGGAGGTATATATTCAGGGGTTGTTTTATCTGGTGGGCAGCGAGGTTTCCTTCACCCTGCCGTACAGCGGAAAGTCTAAAGGCCGTCAGGAGCGGTATTTCGGAGTACTGAAAGAATATTTTTCAAAAGACGTGGGAAGCTATATCGGCGGGGACACTCGCGAGCGGCCCGAAGATTCGGAGCTGTATTTTAGATCGATTAACGGCATGGCAAAACGGAACGATGTGCCGCAATGGGAATCGGCCATAAACGGCCTTGGTTCCATGATTGCCTACATCAATGATCAGATTGCTTCTAACGGCAAGGGTATGGACGGAAAAACGCCAAGTCAGGTGTTTGCCGAAAACCTTCCTGCGGATGTACGCTATGCCGACCGGGAAACCCTGCGCCTTGCTCTTTCCAAAGGCGAGCTGCGGCATGTACGGAATAGTGTGGTGGAGATCAATAAGGCGTGTTATTACCACCCGGATCTTATCAGATATTCCGGCCAGCGGGTTATGGTGCGGTCGATGCTTATCACTGATACAGAAGTGCAGGTATGCAATCTTGAAGGGCGTTATCTGTTTACGGCTGTGGCAGATTATTTCTTTGAGGGAAACAATCTTGCGACGGCAACCAAACGACTGCGAAGCGCCCAGAAACATAACCTCATGCGCCTTGCGGAAATGGGTACCGGGGAAGCACAGGCACCGCCCGAATACGACACCATGGTCCAGGTAGCCGCACACAAATACCGGCAGATACAGCCGGTAGACATTGACAAATTTCTGGCCCCGCCGGAGGAAGTTCTTCCTATGGCCGCAGGGGCGGAATATACCAATTTTACAACGGAGCCATCGGCTCCGAACAAACCAAAGCGGGTTTTGATAAACCCGATAGACGCAGAACCGGAGGATTATGTATGAACATGCAAATCAAAGAACGGCTTGAAAAAACCTTACAAAAATTCAACATTTCGCAGAATCGTGCGGCAAAGGATATTGGATACGCACAAGCGGCGATATCAGGTTACCGGAACAATAAGTACGAGGGCAACATTGCTGCCATTGAAGAGGCCATTATCAAATGGATAGCCCGCACGGAACAAGCTCATGCCCGCAAGCGGGTTGAGATAGTGGAAACCAACCAGCTCAAAAAAATTACCAACGCCATCGCCATGGCTCATACCGAAGGTGATATAGCCCTCATTGTCGATGACGCTGGCGGCGGAAAAACCACAGCAGCCCGGTACTATGCCGGACAAAATCCCCGAACCACCATATTGGTGGATGTGGTCAAGGGCATGAATGCCCGAACGTTGAGTATTAAGATCGCCGAACAACTTGGCCTTGATACGATCCGGGTAAACCAGCAGACCCTTATTCAAAACGTCAGCGCTGCCCTGGCGGACAGGAACATGGTGGTTATTCTTGACGAAGCCGACTATCTGGAAGCTGATGCCCTGGAGTTCAGCCGCCGCCTGGTCAACGATCTGGGGCAGAGCGGTCTGGTGCTTATCGGGCTTCCCCGGCTTACCGGCACCATCCAGAATCTTCGCAACGATCATCGCCAGCTTGAAAGCCGCATCGGAGTCTACCTCCCCCTGGCGGGGCTTACCAAATCGGACGCAAAAAAGATCGCGCAATCGGTATGGCCCAGCATTGAGGATGAGGTGGTTGATGCCATGTACCGGATATCCAAAACCGATGTGCGGCAGTTTGTAAAGATCATTGAGCGGGCGCAGAACACCATGGCGGTGAATAAGCTTGATGCCATTGATCTTGACGTGGTAGAGACTGCGGCGATGCTGGTTATCCGCCGGAATTGGAGGTAGCGTTATGGCGATACAAAAAGAATCCGTTTCCACCGATGTATCCGCAGCCCGCGTTGCGGAGATAAACAGATTACACCGAGATTTTGTAAAAATCCTTAAAAAGGGTGCTATGACAGCGTTCGAAATAGGGAAATCCCTTTCTGATGTAAAATATCGTACTCTGGACGCTAGTGACTCCTGGCCACAATGGTGCAAGGATAATCTGGATTTTGACGAGGATACGGCAAATAGATACTTACGGGTTTATGAAAACTTTAAAGACAACCCCAAGCTATTGATTGGTCAAACTATTTTCGGGGCACTCAAATCGATATCCGCGCCCCAACAAGAAAAGCAGGGGCGGGTAGAATACGGAAATCCGGACAAACAGTACGAGTTTCCATGGGAATATGCTTTTGAGAAGCCGCCGCTTTCCAAAGCCAAGCTAAAAAATTACCGGTTTGAAATTCCCAGCAACCATGACATCTACCTTATCCGGCGCGGCTTCAACGCCCCCATCAAAATTGTTGACCTGCTTACTTCGGATCCGGAAGAAAATCTAAAAACAGTTTACCGCGGCATGATGGAAACTATTCAGAGAGCTCTTGAAATGTATTTTCAAGAGGTAGAACGCATTGAATCATTACAGGAGGAAAAATAAATGACACTAGAACTGGTAAAAGACGGTTATGCACAAATTGAAGGTAGTGTCCGGAAAATCGAAAACATGGCATCAGACGGCGCTAGTTTCGATAATACTACCAAAGATATGGTAGATCGGTTCTGGCGGATCGTGGCGGAGGCACGAAAACTCCGGCAGACTTTGCAGGAATTGGTTCTGCTTGTTCCTGCCGCTACGGATCCCAATAGTGGAGGGAGTGCCGCATGATAACCACATGGAAAGAATTTTTTGACGCTGTAGAGAAAATGCGGGAATGTCAAAAAATATATTCTAAAGACAGAAGCCCCATATCACTCCGCGTTGCCCAAAAGCGCGAGGCGGTAGTGGATGAATGTATCAAAGAGAAAAACGCCGAATGGGCGCGAAAATTACAACCAGAATTGGTATAGGAGGATTGTATGGGAAAAGATTTTATGACAAACAGCCAGGGGCATCAGGTACCGCTGGACATGGTGAGCGACATTGACAAGCTGCGGGATCAAACTGTGCGCGGAATCGCGCAGAAAGCCATCGACATGAGGGACAAGCTTGCTGTTTTCAAACAGGAACTGCGGGACGATCTGGCATCGTACCTGCAGCTGTCCGCTGAACGCTACGGCAAATCCTACGGCGGCAAGAAAGGCAACGTCACATTGATGAGCTACGACGGCAGCCTGATGTTAAAACTCGCGGTGAACGAGAGCATCGTGTTTGACGAGCGGCTGCAGATAGCCAAGGGCATCATTGACGAGTGCATCAACCGCTGGTCGGCAGGTTCGCGTAGCGAGATACGCGCATTGGTTAACAATGCGTTTTATGTTGACAAGGCCGGCAACATCAACACCGCCCGCATCCTCGGCCTGCGGCGGCTGGACATCACCGACCCCGACTGGAAGAGGGCGATGGAAGCGATAACCGAATCCATCCAGGTGTCCGGCAGCAAGGAGTATCTGCGCGTGTACGCCCGGGCAGAAAACGGCGAATACCGGCAAGTACCGCTTGACGTAGCGGCATTGTAACCACAAACCCGGACGGTTCTGGACGTCCCGTCCGGGGCGTTTATTTGGAAGGAGCGTATAAATATGCAGAATCAAAAATCACGCCTTGCAATGATTCACCTGGCAAAAAAACAACTTGGCCTTGACGATGAAGCGTATCGGGCGATCCTTTCCGGGGTTGGTGTCACCAGCGCGAAGGAGATTGAAACCGATACCCAGTTCAACCTGGTCATCGGTGCGTTTATGCGGCTTGGTTTTTTGCCGTCAGGGCATAAGGTCAATAAACACCGAAACACGGTACCGGCTGCTAACCCCGGCATGATAAGCCGCCGACAGGAGTATTACATCAAAGGGCTGTGGGCACTGGCCAGCCGTGTCAAAGATGAAAAGAGCCTGCGGCGCATGGTAAAACGAATCGGCAAAGTTGACGATATTGCTTTTTTATCCCGGCGGGTAGCATCAGCGTTGATACTTGCCTTGCGGGATATTTGCTGGAAAGCGGGGTATAACCCCGATACCAAGGAGGGAGTATGTTGTGGACGGTAAAACAAGCGGCTCGTTTTTTGGAATTGAATTTCAGAAACATGTATTATCCGATAGCAATGGGAGAAATAGAAGCGGTAAAAGTCGGTAGAATCTGGAGGCTATCACCGGAGGGGGTAAAAGAATATGATAAGTTGCTCAATGAAAGAAAGGATAGAAAGTCTGCCGACCATTTTATCTATTCAGGAGACGGCGGATTTCTTTTCCGTACGTTACCTCACCATCTACCGGCAAATCCGGGCGGGGAAACTGCCGGCATGGAAAGACGACGAGGGAAACTGGTGTATAGCTCGCAGCGACATCAGGCAGTTTTTCTCGAAAAACTCAAACCTGTAGAGCAATTGGAATTATTTACGGCTTAACAATTTGCTTATATCCTAATTCAATTTTAATTGTCTTTTTTCTACTACGCTGTATTGTATGATAAACATTCGGGTAGAACGCAGGCGCATATCATACGATTTTAGGGCTGATCCCAATAAACCAGACTCCTTTGCAAACAACTGGAAAAATAATTCTCTGGACAAAATAATAATCCGCGAAGGGAATACCGATATTGTGTATTTCAATTGTCAGACAGTGGCCAATTACTGTTTTGGAGACCATGCAACTGCCTCAACAGTTGCCCATGGCGAAACCGTTGCACCGGGCCAATTTACGGTACAGGCATTTGTCCCGCCCCGCGCTTTTCACGGCGAGATACATGCCATTACCCGCACTAGAGACATTGATGGTGAATGGATAGATCATGAAGGAATGCAGACAACCATAGGCGGTTTTCAGAATGGACGGTGGCTTATCCATGACCTGTTTTCTTTCAATACCGGATCGGATACAAACTATGCTTGGTCTGCCGGATGCTTTATTATGAGTTCCGCTGAACTTGCTCTATTCAACAAAATTTTAAGAACATATGCCATCAAGTCCGGTGATTTAATTGCAGGGCTGTTAATAGAGGTATAAACGAGGAGGTTTGTATGAATAATATTTTAAATCTGCTGCCATTTTTTATTGCCATTGGTACCGCAATGGTGGTGATTTTTGCAGAACTCATCAAAAGGCTTGACAGGAAAAATAGACTCAAAGGCTATCGGGTGTATATCCCTGCGGTGTTGTCTTTTGTATTTGCCTACCTGCTTAAGATCGGCAATTTTTATGTTACCGAACAAATGTGGTTTTGGTGGGCGGTGATTTTTGGTTTTTCCATATTCGGCTATGAAGCAATTTTGCAGAAAATAAAAAACTCATTGAATCGTAATGAAACCACAACTGCCGAGCAGGGCATCCGATGAAAAAGATGTTAGCTGTCCTTGCAGGTATTGGCGCCGTACTGTTATTTCTTGCCGGATGGCTTCTTCGGGGACTGTCTGGTGGAAAAAATGATAGCGCAAACAGTATTGAAGTATCCAAGGAGGTACAACGTGAAATTGAAAATACTCCTGCTGCTGATCTTATTGCTGCCGCTCCTAACGCCGATGAGCTCCGCTCAAACGCCACAGGAATCGCAGAACAAGCAAAACAGCGGTTTAGGGATAGAGTTGGAGCAATTCTATCCGGGAACCACAATATTGGAGTTGATGGAAGCAGCAGAATCGGAGATTGATGCAGCAGTAGATGAAGCATACGCCAAAGGGTATAAAGCTGCTATGCTGCGGTTTGCTCCTGAGCTTGCGGCACAGAAAGTAATTACTGCAGCCGTACAGAAAGAACTGGAAACACAGCGCAAAAAACAGCGCTTGTTTTGGCCTGCCATAGGCATATCGGTAGGAATTTCTTTTGCAGCGGGATTTTGTCTGCATTCATTAGTAACGAGGTAAGTATGGAATGGGCGGCACTATTTAATCTTTTACAATCATGGGGACCAACGGCGATATCCAGCGTACTTGTCATAGTAGTGCTTTATCTTATCAGAAAGATAGACTCTAACTCTAAAGAGAATGAACAACACGCTGCAGCACTACGGGCGGATATCAATAAAACCTTAAACAGTTTTGGCGAACGGCTTTCAAATGTAGAACACAACTATGTCAAAAACGATTTCTTTTTTCGTGAGTTGTCAGGTTGGAAAAGCGAAATAAACCGGCTGGCTGATAAAGTTGATTCCAAATTTGAAATTCTGGCACAGAATATTATACAGGTGATTAATCGAGGGAAAAATGATTAAAGAAAATATTCTACGAGGCAAACTATTGGACCTTTTGTGGAAAGTCTATCCTGATGGAATAGATATTAAATCTGTTGTTAGTATCTTGTTTCAATATCATAGGGTAGATGATATTCTCACTTCGCTTGAATATCTGACAGACAAGAAATATATCTTAATGAAAGAACACCCCGATCCTGTTGTAAAACAGGAAAAATTCAAGTGGTATAAACTTACTCCTCATGGCATCGATCTGTTGGAAAGCAATATTCCTGACGATCCTGGAATCATCATTCCCAGGGGTTAAACATGGGACAGAAAAGCAAAGCAGATCAGTATGGTCTAAAAGAAATAATCGCCAAAAAATGGGACGGCGGGAAAAAAACCATTGTCTATGTAACCGAAGAGGTTAATGAGTATCTTAAAAAGAATGGTTACCAAATAACCGTAAGCCGCGAGGCAATCCGCAGAGCAGTTCGCAGTTATGAGGATCAAGTTGCCGATGTCCGCAAAAACATGGAAACCGCAAAGGCAATTGCGGAAGTATTTAAGGATCACCCTGGCACAGAAATATCCGAAGCGATGCTACAATATATAGCGCAACTCCTTAACAAGGAAGTGCAGAGCATAGAAAGTTTAAGTTTTGAAGATCCAACAGAACTCGTTCTTTCTGCAGCAAAGCTTACCCAAGCGCAGGCAAGGTTAGCGCAATTCCGTACACAAGCCGTTAAAGCACTTGACCGTGCAAAAGCGCAATTAAAGGCAGAACTCCAGAAAGCCATCCAGCACGATCCGGAACTGTTAGAACGGCTCTGCAAAATTGTCGATGACGCGAAGGTCAAGTAATGAGCGAGATACTTTCGGAACTGGTCGGCGATGAACGATCCGCTGTAGATAAAGCCAAAGAAAAAAGAAAACGCATAGAACGTGCAAAAAAGGATTTCGGATTTTTCTGTCGGCATTATCTGTCGGATTATTTTTTCACTGATCCTGCCGAGTATCAGCAAATCTTATATGATATTGCGGACACACAATCGCTTACAAAAGACACTTCAAGGCGTCTTAAACCGTTTATAAACGAGAAATATCACAGCCTTCTAAAACCTACAGAAAACCTTGCCGGTGCAATGTTTATCGAGCCTCGTGAGCATGGGAAAACCGTCCGCTGGTCATTTGCCTATGTGCTTTGGAGTGTAATAACCAAAAAAAAGAAATATGTTCTTTTAATCGGTGCTTCCGGCGATGCCGCACGTGAAAACCTTATAAATATAAAAATCGAACTTGAAGAAAACGAACTTATCCTAGAAGATTTTGTAAATTTAAAAGGCGATGTTTGGCGTGATGACCGCATAGAACTTTCTAACAGAACCTGCATACAAGCCAAAGGTTCCGGCGCATCGATGCGCGGTACTCGCTTCCGTGAACACAGGCCCGATTTAATCCTGCTTGACGATGTACTCAAAGATGATGCCGTAGACTCACCATCACAGCGTGATAAAATTTCCCGCTGGCTTAAAAGAGTTGTATTCAATCTTGGAAAAGATGCATTTATTATTTGGGTTAACACAATTTTTCATTCTGACGATCCGATATCCCGGCTCATCAATGAAGTGGTAAAAGGAACATTAAAACGCTGGATCGCAGTTCGCCTGGCATGTTACAAACCCGATGATATGCCGCTCTGGCCGGAATACTGGACAGCCGAAGCTCTGGAAGAAAAGAAAGAGCAGCTTGGCTTTGATATTTTTTCGACAGAGTGGATGAATGAGCCGCTTTCCGATGAACAACGAATTATTCAACGTTCATGGATAAAAACACATGAGTATCGAGAACTTCCGCCTAAAAATGAATTACGTTATTTTGGAGCGGTAGATCCTACCGTTGGAATTCATGACAGAGCGTCAATAGTTCCTATTGCTGTTCATAAAAAAACTGGAATTATTTATATCTTACCTCCATGGGCAAAAACATGTAGTGAGTCAGCATTAGTCAGACAGTTAATGATAATGCACAAAATTTATAACTTTGAATTGATAGGTTGGGAGAGTGTTGTTTTCTCTGGGATTTATGCTAATTATATACAAAAACTGGCAGCTGAAGAAAATGTTTATTTACCCATAAAAAAACTTACAAATTCATTATCAAAAGACGCAAAGGCAAGATTTGAATCACCGCTTATTGAAAATGGTATTGTCCGTTTTCCTGAAAAAGGCGCAGATGAAATGAAAGAAGAATTATGTAATTTCCCAAAATGGAAATATGATGATCACATGGACGGTCTATATTTAGCAATTAAAGTAATTCCGTCAGGAAGCGGCACACCTGTCGTGAAAAAAGTAAAACTCGGCGCAAATACAACCGCACAGAAAATAATTCAAATGGTCAGGAGGAGTATGTAATGTTAGGAGAAATTAGCAAAGATTTTTATTGCACACGTTCTAAATCACCTGTTTTGAGTTGTTCGGAATCTGCATTATGTAAAATGCAAGGCTGGAAGTGCGGTTACCGTCATCGCAAATATCCAACACCAGAACAATTCAAAGAAGAATATGGGATAGATTATCCTGATGATGGCGCGGTTTACGAAGCAGACATTGACCAAGGTAATAAACCTACATGGATAATTGCAAGCTATTGGACAGCAAAAAAAATGGGTAAGAGACATATTATCTGCGCTTGTACACCGTGGGGAATGCCACCATCGGATTGGAGACCTGAATGATTTTTCGTAAATGTAATAAATGCAAAAAACGTGTTTGGTTTTGGCACAGAAATGGGAAAATTATTCTCACTCTAAACAATGGAAAAAGGAAAATACTCCATTACTGTATTGATTGTGCATCAAATATTCTAACCAGATCGGTAGAAGAAAAAATGGTGACAATAGAAGAGGTTTCGTATGAAAAAAATTGATAAAAAAACACTAACCACACAAATCATTACCGATAACACTCTTGGCAGTTTTCTCAACTATATGCCAAACCCGGATGATATTGTTCCCGGTACTATGTCATCTTATGACACATATCGCCACATGCGCACAGACCCGCGCATAAAATCGCTGTTAAATAAACTTAAAACAGCAGCGCTTAATTTTCCAAGGCACATCACCCAACCGGAAGGCTGCCCGGATAATGTTTTTGCTTTTATCGAAAGTTTCAATCTTTGGAAAAACTTCCATGCAAAACTAAAAAGAATTTATTCCGGTCTCGATTATGGTTTTTCCGTTT